AGCCGGTGCGGGTGGCGCGGGAGCAGGCGCGGCGCTGGGAGCTGGTTCCGCTGGCGCTCCCGTGGCCGACGGTTCTACGGCTGGCTCGGACCCTCCCGCGATGAGGCGGATGGGCTGGCCGTTCTTGCGGTAGCCGAGGATCTCGCCGGGCATGATCCTTCGATGCTGGTCGTGCTCGGACATGCTGCTTGCCCTCCTGGGGCCTCGCGAAAGCCTGGCGCCTGGCCGGGCATGAGAAACCCGCCACGATGGGCGGGCGGTCTACGGTTGGTGTGGCGCGAGCGCGTACACGCTGGCGCTAGGGGTCACGGCCGTTACGCCTCTTGGCAGAGTGCAGGGTCAGGCGGTGTACGCCGCCTGGGACCGGCGTTGAGGCTGCGTTCTGCCCGGCCGTGACCCTTTCGTGGCCGTGGCCGCGCCCGGTGCCGGGGAGCTAACACCCGCTACGATCCGGCAGCGCGGCTGCGGCCCGGCTAGTGCGCCCGGGTCTACAGTGAGCGCATGGAGCGCGAAATTTCCGCTGACCCGATTGGCCAGCTCATGCAGATCGGCGGCTCACTGAACATCTGGCATGACCGGATAGTTGCCGCCCTCTACCCCGCTGAGCTGGTGTTTGTGCTCCCGAACGGGGTTGCCGAGGGAATCACGGAGTATCTGGGCTGCAAGATCGTTCACGCTGATGTTGACCGTCCGCTGGTCTGCATACCAGCGCGCTAGTGCGCCCGGAACGGATGCTCCCGGCGTGCCGCGCCGACCTTCGTCATGACGACGCCGGCTTCCTGCCGGTGCTGAGCGGACGCCGCCCTGGCTGCTGCGAGGTTCCGGCGTGCCTTTGACCGTGCCTGCGGTGTGACCGCGGCGTGCGCGGCCCGGCCGGCCTTGCGGACGTTCCGCTCAAGCGCCCGCTGTTTCTGGCTGGCCTTGTATGCGGCTGCGGCCTGCTCGGGGGAGACGGGACCGACCGCCCCGGGCGCGGGTCCCGTGCCTACGGGAATCCACGAGCACCGGCAGTTAGGGTGCCTGAACCCGGCGGACGTGGCCTCGCCCAGCGTCGGGTAACCAGCCGTCGCCCCGGTCAGCGAGAGCGTCATGCCCAGCCACGGGATGCACAGCGGGCAGGAGCCTTCGGTGCTGGTCGTGTAGGTGCGGATCAGGTCCAGCCCGGACCGGATCATCGCCTTGGCCTGCATGTCGTCCCAGGCGTTGCTGACCGCCGTGCGCGTGGCCATCTCCACGTAGGCGGTCAGGTCCCAGTTCCGGCCGGCCCGGTCGGTGAACCCCGTGACGCCCCGGTCGGCGAGGTCGTCGAGGGCTTTCTGTGCGGCCTGGATGCGGGACAGCGACAGCGACGACTGCGGCATCCCGCCGCGGGTGTCCGCGATGGCGCGCTCTACCGCGTCCCGGTACGGGGAGAAGATGTTCCGCGGCCCCTCGGCGGCGCCGGGAACGCCCCTGAGCGGCGCCGCGGGCGTAGCCTCGGCAGCCTTCGCTGCGGCGTCCGTAACCGTGGTCAGGGCGTCTTGGAGCGCCGCTGCGGCCGTGCCCGCAGCCTGGTCGAGGGACTGGGCGAGCTGCCGGGTGTAGGCCAGCATGTCCCTGACCGCTGTCGGTTCCGACGGCACTGTCTCACCGATCGCCTGCCGGGCAGCCTGATCGGTCGCGGCCATCGCGTCGCCGAGGGCTCTGCCGATCTTCCGCACCGAGGCAGCGAACGTGGCGTAGGTGGCCTGCCGCAGTTTGCGTGCGGCGTTCGCCCTGGTCATGTGCCCGGCAGCGACTTTGCGGGCGAGCGCGGCGAGGGTGGCGATGAGAACGAGCTCGATCTGCCCGTAGATGGCGGCTACGGCGTCGGCCACGGCCTGGGCGTGGTCTTCGCGGGCGTCGCCGGGGGTCTTCGGCAGTGGTGCAGTCACAGGTAGCGGCCCCGTCCAAGCGCCTGTCTGCCTCCGGGCTCAGCCTTACGGCTGCCGGTGAAACGGAGTGATGACCGCCTTTACCGGCGCTTCGACCTGCCTAGCTGAGCGCGAGCTTCGCGTGCCCGTTCTGCCCCGACAGCAGCTTGGACGACAACTCCCTCAGCCCCCGCATCCCGTCCGTGACCGCCTTCTCCACATCAGCCACGGACGGGTCCGGGGAGCTGATCTGGGACAGGTTCAGCAGCGGGCCCTGGCCGAGCAGCGGGGACCGTTTCGTCAGCGTCAGCACGTAGACGGCCATCGGCTTGCCGTCCGGTCCCGGGGCGATCATCGGCGTGCAGTCGAACCCGAAGTCTTCCCCGAGGCAGCCGGCCTCGATCACGGTCAGCGCCGCGGTGCGGATCTTCGCCGAAATGTCGCAGCCGCCCATTACTCTTTCATCCTCACTCCGCCGACGGCGCGTATCACGCCGAGCACGATCCCTGTGACCGCTTCGCAGTCCCGGCACTTCACCCAGCTGCAGGTCACCGAAGGGCAGTGGGCTTTAACGTCGGGCGTGCCGCAGTTCCCGCAGCCATGCACGTAACGCTCAGCGGCGCTGCTGCCCATCAGTCCTCGCCTTCCCTGGGCCAGTCGCCATACAGCGCTTCATGGTGCATGCCGTTCGCCGACCAGGTTGGCGTTGACGCAGCGTGGGCTTTCGACAGCCAGCGTTCACCGTCATGGTCCATCCACTCGGCGACCAGCGACCAGCCGGTCAGGACCGCATCCTGACCGCGCGGCGCATGGGCCTGGATCGCCTCATGGACGGCATCGCGGGCAGGGTCTCCCTGATCCATTTCAGTCTTCCCCGTCCCCGGCACAGCAGGTGCAGCGCCGGTCCTGGCATCGGTGGCACTGGCCGCGCGCACAGAACGAGCACACCCATCCGGCGGTCCCGGTGTCCTCGTCCATCAGGAGGTGCGGTTCCTCCTGCCGAGCTTCCGGTTCCCCGCGTCGACCCGGTCGAAGAGGCTCATGCCGGTCGCGGCGAGGGACAGATCCCGGACACCGCGCCCGGAGCGCATCGGCACCGACGACTGGCCCGGGCCCTTCGCCGGGAACGGGGTGTTCCCGCCGGGCTTTGTCGGCCCGGGGCCGCCCGGCTGGCCGGGTTTCGCCCGGGTGTGCTCGCTCAGGTCAGCTTTGGAGTTCTTGCCGCCCGGGTCGCGGGATTCACCCTTGGGCTTCGGGACACGGCTGACCCGTGACGCTGCCCTCTTCGCCGCCATCACTTCCCCTTCCGGCTGGGACGCCAGGCCGCTGAGATGAGAACAGGCATCAGTACCCTCCCGTCACCGCGCCGCCACCAATGAACTTCGTGGCCTGCTCATACGGGCCCGGCGAGGTGGTCGTGACACCCGTGTCGTCCTCATCGGATGTCTGCCGGTCCGCGGGCGGGTCCGGGTTGCCGCCCACCGTCTGCGGGAACCCGCCCGAGGGGGGCGCGGTCACGCAGGCGTCCGCATGGTCCCGCTGCCTTTGCAGGTCACCGGACATGTCCCGCAGGCTCGCACCGGGAGCCATCGACGGCACCGTCTTGCCCGGCGGCTCCGGCAGTGCCTCACCCGGGCTCATGGTCACTTGCTGCTGTTGCTGTCAGCCTGGTCGCTGGGGCCAGCCGACGCGCCGGTGCCCGGCATCGGGCCGGAACCGGTGACGTGCTTGCCGACCCGGGCCGAATTGTCGTGGTTGTCCTGGCCGGGAGCGCTGGACGGGACATGCGAGCCGCTGTCACCGATAGCCATGATGATCACACCTTCCGTGGGTTACTTGCTCTTGCGCCGGTTCTTCGCCGCCGTCTTCTGGCCCTTGGCCAGCACATTCTTCGCAAACGCGGCCTGCTTGGCCGCTTTCGGCCCGAACTTCCCCGCCGCCGCGGCGTCCATCTTCGCCTTCGGGATCGGCTTGCCCTGCGCCACGCCAACCGACTCGTGCAGGCCGCCCTTCTGGAAACGGATCGGCGGCCTGCCACCCGACTTGATCGTCTGCGTCCTGCCTTTACCCGCGGCCATGCCGCCTCCTACCCGATCTGAGGGTCACCGGTTTCCGGCAGATCCGCCGCGGCCGGCGCCTCGGACGGGTCGGCGAGCTCCTGAACTTCCTCACCGAGCGTCTCGGTGCTGCCCATCGGCGGCGACAGCATGATCTTCGCGTGCCCGGCCAGGTCGAGGCCCGTCTCCGCGTAGATCATCTTCACTTCGTCGCGGACTTCCTCATCGGACCAGTCCGGGTGAACGAGCCGCACGAGGGTTTCCTTGCTGGCCGCGTCCGCGCCGGACAGGGCCGCCGCGGTCTGCGCTAGCTCCAGCTGGTCCGGGAGCACCACGTCGGGGAACTCGGCCTCGGGGCGTTCCGGGGTGATCGTGGCGTCGTTGAAAATGCACCGCTTCACCGCGAGCCACCCGTACAGGATGTCCCTCACGGCCGGCCGCCAGTACAGGACTTTCTTCTGCCGGGTGATCAGCGTGTGCCGTTCGCGGGCCCGGATCTCCGTCGCGGTCATCGCTGCGCCCTGGCTGTCGTACTCGCCGAACGTCTGCCCCGAGTAACCGGCGCCCTGGACGATGCGGTTGATGTAGTTGTCGGCGGTGGCCTGATGCTCCTGGAAGCGGATCGCGAACTGGTTCGCCATGATGTCGTTCGTCCCGCCGCCGCCGGCAGTCATCATGCTGATCGGGCTGTAGACCTGCCGGTCCGGGTCGAAGACGGCACCCTTGCCGCGGCCGATGTTGTCGAGGTACTGCTGCGGGACGATCAGGCGTGCCTTCGCGAGCCGCAGGTCCCGCTGCCACGAGCTGTAGACCTCATCGAGGCCGTCCATCAGCGTCTCGACACCGGAGTAATCGGACCGGCCCATCGGCGCCACCGCGGGCCCGAGATCCCGCCAGATCTTGTTGGGCAGCATGTTCGGCACGTACACGACCGTGCTCGCGTCGAGCGGCATGTCCGGGAAACGGATCGCGTTGCCCTCGGACAGGTACTGCGCGAACGACGCTGTTTCCGGGAAGTCCGTCAGCGGGTAGACGCGGCCAAGGTCGGTCTGGTCACCGACGTAGACGGAATGGAAGATGGCGTTCTGGCCCGGCGCGTGCATCTCCAGATGCCGCACCACTTCCGCGCCGTCATCGGAGATCACCCGCCAGAAGGTGACCGCGAGCAGCTTCCCGCAGGAGAACAGCGGCACCGCCGCATCCGCCGGCACCACGTCCAGCATCGGCTCATCGGAGACGTCCGTGTCCCACACGACACGGATGAACACGCCGCCCATCGCCGAGGCGGTCTCCGCCGCTTCCAGGAGTTTCGCGTGGGTGTTGTCGCCCATCAGGTCATCGAGGGCTGCCTGGTTGGCCTGGTTCGCGGCGGTGATGACGGGGGGCTTGGAGAACAGGAGATCCGCGCTGGTGGAGGCGATGTCGGAGGCGAGCGGGACGTGCATCTTCGTGCGCTTCTCACCCGGCGGGATCGGGCTCCCCCAGAAGGTGTAGGAGATGCTGCCGAGCAGGCCGCCGCGGAACTGGCCCGGTTTCGGGATCGGCAGGCCCGGCTCGCCCGTGGTGGCGAAGAACGCGCGGCCGACCGGGCTGTTGGCGCCGAGGTTGTAGTACGTCCACTGGAGCAGGTCTGGTTCCCCGGTCCACCAGGCGCTCCACTGCCGCCATTGGTAGGTCACCGGGTTCATTTCCGGTGGGGGCCAGGGGCGGTTGGTGGTGGGCATGAGCATGCGGAGCCTGTCATCGGCAAAAGGCATGCTCACCGGGTGGCCACCTCCCGGTTATCGGTGGAGGCTGTACTCCCGTAGAAACTTTGTCCATGTACTTGACGAGTGTTCCCGGAGGCAGATCAGCCGTGACAGATGAGACTCCCGAGCAGGTGGCCATGGGTGCCGCGACCCTAGCTGTCCGGAAGATCCTCGCGTCCGCGAAGAATCCCCGGACACTCCTGGGGAAAGCCAGCCCGACCATGGTCGCCTTCCATGCCGCATACGAGGCGGTGTCGGTCTACCGGGAGACGGAAGCCCACGAGCGCGCCCGCCGGGCTGGAGAGGTGTGCCGACAGTGCGGACTGCGGCCGTGACGTCTAGCCGCTGACCCTGAGCCTGTTCGCTTCCGCCCACGCTCGCCGATGTGCCTTGCGGCAGAACACGTAGCGCCAGGTCCCGTCCTCGCCCGGCACCGTGTGCTCAAGCCGGTAGAGCCCCGGCCACTGGCAGTCCCCGAACGCACAGGCGAGCGGGCGCAGGCCCTTCCGGGCGCACACCCGGCCATGCAGCGCGCGGACCAGCCTGGCCAGCGGATGACCGGCGCGGCGCTCGCGGGGCGCGTCCGTGACGGTGACGGATGGCCGGTCGTGGCCGGTTCCGCAGCCGGGGCAGACCTCCAGCACGTTCACGACGGGGCCTGCCGTGGTGCGGTGATGGAGCGGGACACGGACGCGGGAGGGTAGCTGGCAGACGGCGCACCAGCAGTGAAACTCGGGCTCACCCGCGACGATAAGCGGAGGCTTCATTTTGGTAGACCCTCAAGTTGGCCAGACTATCCGGCCGGTGAGCGACGGTAAGAACGATCAAGGGAGCCGCAGGTCAGGGCGTTAGGCTGTAGGCGCGCTATTTTGGTACGGCACCGGGTTGGTCAGGCCGCGAGCGGTATCCGCGAGTGCCACAGGCTGCGGCTTGTCGCGCATCCGTAGCGGGTCGCGTCGAGCCCATGGTCGTTGATCTTGACCGGCTTGTCCTCACCTTTCCGTGCCGCCTTGTCGTCCCAGCTGTACGACGGAAACTCCCCGATCACCGCGGGACACCCTGACCGGGAGAACTTCAGGCGCCCGGCCGACAGCAGCGACGACACGAGCCTGATCCCGTCAAGCACCGCGTTGTCGCCGTCCGCGACGTTCCACCCGTCCTGGAATGCCTGCACCTTGAACGACGCCGCCGACGGGTCGATGATCAGGTACTCCGGGATGGGGCCGTGCAGGCGGGTGCCGGGGAACCGGACGGTGGTCAGCCATTCACGCAGGTGCCGCGAATACTCCAAGTCGGTGAGCTGACGGTGTTTCTGCCGCGAGTCCCAGCGCCACTCACTGACGCCGTACAGGCAGTCCCGCCGCATGCCGTGCTCGTCGTTCTCCGCGCCGACCCCGAGCAGGATGGCGTGGAACGGGTTCGTGGTGCCGTAGTCGGCGGCGACGGCCAGCCATTGCGTGATCGGCGGCGGGATGTCGATGACATGCCGGTCCTCATCCCACATGTCATAGATCGCGCCTTCAGCGGCGACCCACAGGCCCTCAATGAACCGCTTCCGCCACAGCCCGGTGAACTCCGCCGACAGCGCCTTGATGTAGGCGGCGGACAGGTGCGGATTGTCGGCCAGCCGGAAACTGAACCGGGCCAGGTCAAGGCGGTCATCAGCGGCCGACCGGAGCAGCTTGCCGTGATGATCCAGCCACAGCGACGCGCGGGACAGATAGTCGCGCATCAGGAAATGGGCCGGGGAATCAGGGTTGCTCGTGCCGAAAACCTTCGCCCCGTCGAGGCTCAGCCGGGACAGCAGCATCGACCAGAACGACTCCGGGACCGTGGACACCTCATCGACGTAGGCGCCGATGAGGGTGAGGCCGCGGATCTTCTCCTGTGCCCGCTCGTCGTTCGCGCCGGCGACGTAGACACGGCGGTTCAGCAGCCACAGCTCGCCTGATCCGGCGACGAGCCGGCACCGGGCCGGGCCGAGCCATTCCACCAGCGGGTCAATGATGTTCCGCTTGAGGGTCCGCTCCGTCTTCCCGGTCATCAGGAGATTGCCGGGGGGTGCTTCGCGGACGAACTTCAGCCACCGGATCAGGCTGGAAACCGTCTTGGAGGACCGGACGGACCCTTCCCACAGGTTGATCCGGGCATCCGCCAGCCGCACCGATTCGAGGCCCTTCCCGGCGAGCGGCTCAATGTGCGGCACTTAGCCGCCGGCCTCGCCGAGCATCCCCCGCAGCCATGCGTCCACGGCGCTCAGGCCGCCGTCCTCGCTGTCGTGCTGCTCAAGCCGGATGCTCTTGTCCACCGAGATGCCGAGCGCCGTGTAGGCGGCCCTGGCGTCAGGCAGCGGCGGCAGGTCCAGGGTCACGATCTCCGCGCCCTCGGGCGTGCCGACGACGACCTGATACTTCTCCCAGGCGCGCTTGCGGAACCGCTGCGCGTCGTGCAGCAGGTCAACCTTCAGCTGCGCGCGCAGGGCCTTGCAGTCGGCTTCGGCCGCGCGCGTGGCTTTTTCGGTCTGCGACCGTTCGAAAGCATCCGTGATGTTGTTGTCGGCCGCGAGTTTGGTGACGGTGGACCGTGCTATCCCGTGGTCGCGGGCGATCTGGCCGGCTGACGTGCCGTTCTCCCGCGCTGCCCTGATGTCTTTCAGTACCGCGCCGCGTTTGCGGGCGCTCAGTGGCTTGGGCATGGGCGGTTCCCCGTCGTGCTGGCAGCCGCCTGGGCCGCGCTGGATGAGGTTCGGGGGGCTAGGTGAACAGCCGGAACACCATGTGGAAGAACAGCCACACGCAGAACGCGGCGATGAAGAACCGCAGGCACGTCCAGGCCCGGTTGATCTGCTCAAGCCGCCACACGTAGTCCGACAGCGTGAACTGCGGGTGACCGGACCACAGGGCGGTCAGCTCGATCGCGAGGAACGCGGCGATCCAGGCGATCCACAGCAGCGGGTAGGCGAGGGACGCGCGCATCCGGGCCTCCCGCGGCTCAGGGGCGTCTCGTCAGGTGCGCGGTGAGGACGAGGATGCCGCCGAAGCCGAGGAGGGTCAGGACGGAGATGAACGCGACGAGGGCAGCGTGAAACAGCATGGCGGAACCGATCGGGCGAGGGTGAGAGAGGCCGAATGGCCTGCCTGACCCTATCCGTCAGGCGGCGACGGGAAAGGCGCGGCGGGTAAGGCCCCGGGCCATCTTCTCCGCGCGCTCACTGGTCGCATGCTCGGCCTTGGCGATGTCCAGCAGCCGGTAGAGGCGCTGGCCCTTCGCGTTGCGGATCTCTTCGCCGTGCTCGTCGGTGGCCACGGGCAGGTGGCCGCGCTCACGCCACTTGCAGATGGTGGTGACCTTCAGCCCCGTGTACCCGGACGCTTCCTTCGCGGTGAGGAGAGCGTTGACGTCGAGCAGAGGGCCGTCCACGGTCACCTCCCTGCGGGCACAAAAAAACAGCCCCCGGAAATCCGGGGGCCTGTGGGTACAGTGATCCACGCAGAGAATATGACGTGTCAAGCGCCCCGGTCAAACGTGACGCGCGGGACTCACGATGCGAGCGGTTCGCTGCCCTGCCCGCCCGGTGTGATCGCCTCGGCCTGTGCCGCCACCTCGTTCTCATAGTCGGCATACGACAGGACGCGGTAACAATCCGGGTTGGCGCATTCCACCCGGTCGTCACCTTCCTCCCAGGTGAGCGTCAGCAACCGGCACCCGGGGCAGCGCATCGGCTTCCGCAGTTTCCGCACGCCCGCTTTCGCCGACCGCCTGAAATCCCGGTGCCACTGCATCACCTCGGCGCCGAAGTCCGCGGCGATGGGAGAGGACAGGATGCCGTCGAGGTGATGCACGAGCCACGCGATACACGAGGTGGACACTGACGCGAGGAACCCGCGGCGCGCGGCCCCGGGCCATTGCATGTGCTCCCGGTAGGCGGCCTCCCAGCCGGACAGCATCGCCATCAGGTCTTTCAGCTCGTCGGCCGCGCCGGACGGGGAGATGGCTTCCGGGGTGCTGGACACCCGTTCGGCGCTGTCGGAAGATGCCCGGTGGCCGTCAGCGGTCGCGGCGAGGAGAGCGGCCAGCTCGTCCAGTTCGGCGAGGGTCACGCGGATCTGGGCGGCGCACCGGCCGCACCATGCCGGGTCACCGTAGACGGGCTGGATGAGGGGCGGTTCCGGGCGGGACTGGCCGGGATCGAGGATGCCGTCCCGTTCATAGGCGGCGAGGGCCTGCCCGTAGGCTTCCCGGGCTTCCCGGTAGCGGGTGTTGCAGGATCCTGGGCACGGCTCGACGGTTGGCATGGCTGCGATGATGGCGGAACGAGCTGATCAGTGCCAACAGGGGCGCGCTCGGGCTCAGCTTCCGCCGGCCCGTGGCGGCAGCTCATAGTAGAACCCGGCGGCGACGCAGTAGCCTTCCCGTTCGTCGTCGGGATTGCCTGAGGTCATCCCGCAGCGCGGGCACGTGAACGCCATTCCCGCAGGCTGGCGCGGGTCGTCGTCCGGCTGGTCGATCACGATCCAGCGGTCATGCCCGGTGGCTTTTATGTGCTCAGACCCCCAGTGCCCGCGCTCAGCGGGACTGGCGAACGACATGAGCAGCACACGGTCCGGGTCGCCGCATTCAAGGCATCCCAGCATGTAAAAGACCTTGGCTAATGGT